AGCGGATGCACTTTATTTAGTGGATGGAATTGAACAGATTAGAGGGTATTGTCAGCTGAAGGATTTAGTTAAAACGAATAACTACGATATTGAATATTCGATTGTGTTATTCTCGGAGTTTGCTAATTTATTTAAAGACGTTCAAAATAAATGGCTTGATGAGATTGAGGGGCTTGAGACTTACGATCACATTTTAAATAAAGAAATCCAAAATTGGTCAGTTAACCAAGAGGGTGTTTATGAGATTATTGAAAACGGCGTTTTAGTTCCTGCCGCACTTGGTAAAGGTTATATTTACCCTTTGGTGGATTATGGCTTTTCAACTGATTCAAACACCTTTAAATCCAACCATATCGGTTGTGCGATATTTGTTCAAGAATATTGGGATAGGGTTTTTAAAGATGCAGGATTTACGTATGAATTTACGGATCTTGATTTTGCGGATCATTTTAAACATTTGATAGTTCCGTCAAGCCCTGAAACATATTTGCTTGATGCGAGCGAAATTAGTAATAGAGAATTTCAAGCGAACACCCCAATATTGATAAGCACCAATACAACGACCTCCACAAACATAACCAAAGATGCTTGGAGTGCTGACGATACGATTAAATTCACGAATGAAATAATTGATCCGGGCGGCGTTTATAATCCACTTACGGGAGTATTTACGTGTACCCAAAAGGGGTTTTATGATTTTGCTACAACTTTAAACATCACATCGTTTTTCATCCCTTCAAGTGGTGGCACGGTGAACTCGGTTGGTTATGTTGATTTTAAGGCGAAAGTTATTTTTTTCGATAATAGCGCAGGCACGACAACGGTAATCGAAGAAGATGGATTTAGAATTTATCATGATGGGTTTACAACAGGAACACGCCAGTCGAACACGCCTAGTACCTACCCTGATAGCGATTATAAAAAGTTGTACCCGTTCCCTGTGGGATTGATTGACCGATTTAATGATGTTCCTAATCAATTATTCTTATCGTTGTCGAACCTAAATTTGGACACGTCTGATACGATTAAAATAGTTTGGTCGGCAAATTACAAAACAGATTATCCAAGTTATTTTGTGAATGGTGGTGGTACTTATTCAAATGGGAATGCAAGGGTAGATATAGCGGTTGGAAGTTTTTTGAATAAAGCTACTAATACAGCAATGGTAGAAGGGAATTTATTAAAGGTCAATAAATGTATTCCAAAGGTAAAACAGACCGATTTTCTATTAAATTACATCAAAGAGTATAATCTTTATTTTGAAATTGACCCTAATAAAACGAATCATTTTTTAATCGCACCTAGAGACAATTTTTATACAAATAATGTCGTTGATTTGAATGGTTTAATTTCAATTGATAAAGGAATTATTTACGAACCTATTGGCGCACTTGATGCAAAAGAATATCTTTTCAAGCACAAAGACGATGAAGATTATTTAAATGTTCGGTATCGTAATTCATGGCAAGAAACGTACGGACAGCGTGAAGTAATTACGATCAATGAATTTAACGAAAAGACAAACAAAACCGAAGTTTCATCAAGCCCTACACCGATGGCGGATAATGGCACAGGTAACAACCGTGTGATTCCTACTATTGTGCAAGTGGATGAATTAGGGCAAAAGATAAGCACCAAACATAATTGGCGAACGCTTTACTACGGTGGGCAAAAAACAAACCAAACGGCTTGGCTTCATGCAAGTGATCTTTTCCCATCGGAGTATTTCACTACCTACCCATTTGCAGGACATTGGGATGATCCGTTTAACCCTACGTTGGATATTAATTTCGGATTGGTTCGTGAGGTTTATTATTATGACTTAATAGATCCGATAATTGTAACTGATAACAACCTTTACAATAAATATCATTCTAAATTCATTCGAGAAATAACGGATAAGGATAGTAAGATTGTCAGGGCGTTTGTTAATATGGATGCGTTTGATTTCAATCAATGGCGATTTAGTGATCTTTATTATTTTGATAACGCTTATTTTAGGTTAAATAAAATTGATGGATTCAATCCAACGAACAACGATTTGACAAAGTTAGAGTTTATGAAACTGAAAGAGGTTTCACCGTTTAAGCCAACTTTAACAGAAGCGCAAGGCGATGGCGTATCGTTTGAGCCAAATACTGAGGATGGATTAGGTGGCGGTGGTGGTGTTATGCAGGTCGAGTACATGCCATTGAAAGGGATTACGCAAGGCATTAAGAAAGACACGAACAATTACAACTCCCAAAGCGGAACGGTAAGCGGAACGGGAAATTTGATCAGCAAAACATCGTATTACGTTTCAATCGTTGGAAGTAATAACACGGTTCTAGGGTCATGCCAAAATATCAATTTAATCAATTGTAATAATAATGTCATTGAATCGGGGTTATTCAATGTGTCGTTAATTAACTCCAATAATTTAACTATCAAACAATCGAACGTAAATTATATTAACGGTGTGCAAGTTCAAGAATCGACTACGAGCGTTGTAACGGTAACGGCAAACAGAGACATCAGCCCAAGCGTGACAACTTACAGGGGCGATACAACGGCTGGGAGCGTGACATTGACGTTTAATATGACAGGGATTATTTATACAAAGGGGCAAATTTGGAACTTTAAAAAAGAAACGGCTCTAAACTCTTTTATTATTTCAGGCGGTGGAACGGCAACCATAGATGGAGCAGCAAACAGAACATTAACCCTAATTGATTCCGTGCTAAATGTACAGTACGTAGGCGGAACAGAATTTATAATTATCTAAACAAATGGAAGAAGCAGTAATAAGGATTGGAATTGATTCAGGTAACTCAAATAAAACGCTTGGCGAAATACGTCAAGAAATCCAAGGAATTGAAACGGCTAGCGAAAAGGTTGGTGACAATTTATCTGAGGGAGTTGATAAGGTAACGAACTCTACAAAAAGTTTAAAGGCGCAACTCCGAGAAATGAAAGCGGAGTTAGCTAATTTACCAGAAGGGAGTGTCGAGTTTAACCAAATGGCTCAGGAAGCTGGGGAGTTGGAGGATCGAATTGGTGACGTAAGCGCTCGTGTACGAAGTTTAGCCAGTGATACTAAAAGACTAGACGGCTTAATGGGAGCAGGTCAAGCAATCGCAGGTGGGTTCCAAGCGGCGCAGGGTGCAATGGCTTTGTTTGGGTCAAATAGTGCGGCGGTCGAGAAAGCCGTGCAAAATGTGATAGCGGTTCAGGGTATCATGAATGGCGTTACATCGGTAGCAAATTCTTTGAATAAAGATACTATTGCAGGGCAATATTTAAGGATAGCAGTTACTAAGGTCGTCACGGCTGGGCAATGGTTACTAAACGCTGCTATGGCTGCTAATCCAATTGGATTAATTATTGCTGGGGTTGCTGCTTTGACAGCTGCTTTCGTAGTGTTTCAAAAACCGATAATGAAATTTATCAAATCATTTGAAACACTTGGTGACGTAATTAATTTTTTACTAACTCCGTTTAGGCTTTTATTAAGTTTCTTGGGAGTTATTGAAACTGAAGAAAGTTCCAATGAAGCAAAAAAACAAGAAAGATCTAAAGCAAACACAAAACGCCATGAAGAAAAAGTCGCTCAAATAAAAAAAGAGCGTGATCAGTTTATAACGGCTAAAAATAAAGAGATTGATGCAATGAATTTGCAACTCGACACTTTAGAAGCCGAAGGAAAAGCAACCGAAGCGGTTAGGCTTCAAATTTTAGAAGCGGAACGGGATAAGGTTAAAGCGGTAGTTGATGCGAACAGGCAGATGCTACAATCTAAACTAGATACTTTTGAAGCCGAAGCGAAAATGCAAGGAATGTCAAACGAAGAGTTTGCAAAATCCATAGGGGTGAATTTTCAGGAATCGGTGGATATGTACACCAATTTATTGAAAGGTCAAGAAGATATGCTTCAAAAGTCTGAAAATAAAATAACTAAATTCAAACGTGAGGAAAGTGAAAAAAGGGCAGGAATTGCAAAAGCGGCGGCGGATAAACAAAAAGAAATTGATGACAAATTAGCAGCGGATAAATTAGCAGAGGATCAAAAAGCGATTGAAGATCAAGCGAAAATAGAGAAAGAAATTAGTGACCGTAAAATTGAAGAAAAAAACAATTATATCGCTGAGGTTGAAAAATTAGAAACCGACTATTATGATTCATTATTAACCGATCAACAAAGAGAGGAAAATGCGGTTCGTGAAAAGTACTTTAATTTAATCGAACAAGCCAAACAATACGGTGAAGATTATAGCTTATTGCTTATAGCGCAAGATGCGGAACTTGCAATTATTACAGATGAATTTGCTAAGAAAGCAGCCGATAAGCAAATAGAAGAGAACTTAAAAAGAATAGAATTACAAAAGGAATATGCTGAAAATATTATTGCAGGTGCAACGGCGGTAGTTAATATTATCGATTCAATTAATACGATCGCCAATAAAAAAGAGATTGACCGTATTAAGAAAAAACAAGAAGCAGGTGAGAAACTATCCAAAAGGGAAGAGAATAAACTCAAGCGAGATATCGCTATGCAAAAGGCGTTCGCTATTGCAAAGATAGCAATTGACACGGCTAGTGCGCTAACGTCAGCTATTTCAGGAGCGGCGGCATCAGCAGCAGCGGCAGGACCAGCAGCGGTAGCATTTACTCCCGTCTTCATTGCTACACAAATTGCAACGGTATTGGGTGCGGTTGGTTCGGCATTAGCTATTCTAAACGCTCCAGCTCCAACGATTGGTGGCGGTGGTGCAGGTGCAGGTGGAATGGATGACCCAACGGATGACGAACCAGATCCAACTCCTCCAGACACGGAACTATTTAAAACAGGTCAATCCATATTGAACCAACCACCTATGAAAGTTTACGTATTGGAACAAGACATTTCAGACACTCAGTCAAACGTTGCTCAAATTAAACAACAAGCAACTTTTGGATAAAAATATACCATAAGTAAAAAATTATACATTATAGAGTTATGGATTTATTTAGTTTAGACCTACCAGATGGGGAACAAAAAGAGTTCCAAATAGCTTTAGTTGATGAACCAGCTATTGAACGGGATTGGATGGCGTTTGGTAAAAACAAACAATGCTTTAATCTTACAAGCAACGGTCAAACGTTCAAACTAATATCAAGAAATTTCAGCATAGAGAGCGAAGATAAACGTATTATTTCAGGTTATGCAATGATTGCAGATTTAGAGATTCCACGTTATGACGAGGTTCGAGGGGCTTACAATTGTGTGTTTCGCAAAAATGCAATTGAAAAGATTTGGCTAAACTTTCAAAGAAACAACCTAAATACGAACACAAATATAATGCACCAAACAAACCAATTTGCTAAAGGTGTTTTTGTTTGTGAAAGTGTATTTTTAGACAAAGAGCGTGGAGCAAAAGCGCATGAAGGATTTCCACAGGAAGCAGATGGAAGTTGGTTTATATCGATGAAAATCGAAAATGATGAAATTTGGAATCAAGTAAAAAAAGGAGAATTTAAAGGCTTTTCAATTGAAGGTAGGTTTACCGAAGAGATTGAAATATTTTCACAATTAAAACAAATATTTAAAACAAATAAAATGAGTAAACAAACTTTAAAAGATAAATTCAAAGAATTTTTCAAAGAAAACCCTGAGGCAAAAGTTGCAGTAGCACAAGCAATGAAATTTGAAAAAGCTATGCTAGTTGATGGAACTGAGGTAACAGTTGAACCAGCTATCGAAGTCGGTGCGGCTATGGTGGTTATGAATGCGGAAGGTGAACCGATCCCAGCTCCAGTTGGCGAGTATCAACTTGAAGATGGTACGGTTGTAGTTGTTGAAGTTGAGGGGGTGATTGCAGAAATCAAAGAACCGATGTTAGAAGAGGAAGTAATCGAGCCAATTGTAGAAGAACCAATGGCCGCAGATTCAGAGCAAAAAGTAAAGCGAATTATCGAATCAATTGTAAAAGAGAAAATCTTTGAAGTTGCAAAAATCAACGCCTTTTTGAAAGCTGAAAATGAAACATTAAAAAAAGATTTTGTTGAATTACAAGCTAATTTTTCAAAATTCAAAACAGAACAAGCACAAGAATTTGAATCACTCAAAAAGTTTTCTGCAGAAATGTTTGCAGATTTACTTGATGAGCCAGCTCAAAAACCCGTTAAAGAAAAATTCTCGTTAACAGGTAACTCGGACAAAAAACCGAATTTTTTCACAGGAGAATAACAATTAAATTAATCTAAAAAAAAACAAAAGTATATGGCATTTGACGTATCAGCATTAGCAGCCTACATTGAGGATAGAGATTTTCCTTTAGTAGCAGAATTACAAGTATCTCCAGAGTTAACAGCAAACGGAGCAACAAAACAAGCAGGATTGAAAGGAACTTCAAACTTGCATTATCTTGAAACTAACTTAGTTTTTGGAGCAGGTGCAGGATGTACTAGAACAGCTGCAGGAACAACAGCGTTTACAGATCGTACTATCACAGTTGGTCAAATTGCAATCGCAGAAGATTTGTGTTTGGATGACCTTAGAAACAAATGGACTCAAATTCTTTTAGCAAAAGGAACTTTGGCAGGTCGCCAAACTATGCCGGCTGAAATTGCTGAAATTTATTTCGCTGAGAAAAATGCGAAATTGATCCAAGCATTAGACGTTGCAGATTGGCAAGGTGACACAACTTCATTAACTGTTAACTTACAACGTTATGATGGCTGGATTAAAACCATTGATGCAGGTTCAGCGGTGAACGGTAACACAGGCGGCGTGACAGTTGCAACGGGTGTAACAGCAGGTAATATTTTAGCTATCTTAGAGGCTATGTGGTTAGCACGTACTGAGGAATTGGCAGAGAGAAATGACCTAGTATTGTATTTACCGAAAGTATGGTATGATTTGTACATTTCAGCTTTGAAAAATGCTAACATGTACCACTACGTATCAACCGATGGTGATACTAAATATTACGGAACTGAGATGACTATTCGTCCTACTTATGGACTTAGAACTTTGAACCGTGCTTTTATCACTTACCCAACTAACTTAGTTATCGGTATGGATGGAGATAATGACGAGGAGTTTACTTACAGAATTGATCCTGTGACTAACAAAAAGATCTTAGTAGATGCTTTGTTTACAAGAGGCACACAGGTTTATTTTGTTGAGCAAGTGGTTGAGTTCACTTTAGTACCTTAGTCAAAAAAGTAAATAATTAGAGGGGTGAAATTCCCCTCTTATTTAATTTAAAAAAGAAAATGAGTACAATCAATTCATATAGCGATATCTTTAGAAAAGACAAAATCACCAATAAATTTGTGGATATTGACAAAACTATCTACGTTCAAGAAGTTCAATTAACAGCGGCTAATCTTATCGCAATGCGGACTACTCCCGTTGTGGTTGTTCCTGCCGTTGCTGGTGAGGTTCTTGATTTTGTTGGTGCTGTTTGTATTTTCGATTACAATAGTGTGCAATTTACAGGTGGTGGATCGGTTTCATTTGTTGAACAAACAAGCGGAACGGGATTATCTGGAAGTATTGCAGACACCGTAATTAAAGCGGCTGCTAACTCGATCACGAAAGTTTTGCCAGTTGCAGCTACTTTAACTGAGAACAAAGGAATTTGCATTACAAATGGTACGGCAGCGTTTGCAGCTGGTAACTCGGTAATGCGTGTGAAAGTAGCGTACAGACGTTACCCAACAGGATTATAAATAATTTAAAAAACATTTAAAATATGGCATGTGTATTAACATCAGGATTCGCAGAGGAATGCGATGATAGTTTAGGAGGGATAAAAGCAGGACAGTTTTTAGTTGGGCAACTAGATACTGTTTCAGCTTCTACGGTTGTAGCAGGTGAAGTTACCGTAATTACTCAAGTAGCGTTAACTAACTTCTACCGTTATTGGATGAAGAAAGAAACGGCTAACGCTGTTATCACAACAACAAAAGACCCATTGACAGGGACAACGGTTTCTGAAACAGTAGTAACGGCAATGATTCAAAAAATGACCGCTGCTAAAAATGTGGAGTTTAAATTGTTGGCAGGTAAACCGCTAGTTCTTATTTATCAAGATCAGAACGGATTATGGTGGACAGTTGGAATCACCAACGGAGCTGAATTACTTTCTCAAGCAGCTCAAACAGGACAAACTTTGAACGAGCAAAACGGTTACACGTTGACGTTCACAGCTCGTGAAGGGCATTTACCTTATACAGTTGACCCGACGGTGGTAGCTGGATTGGATATTGTTTAATAATTGAACAAAAAAATAAAAGGGAGATTTTTAACAGTCTCCCTTTTTTAAATTATCTTTATGATTAAAAGTAAATTAATTGGATCGAAAATGTTGACTAAAGTAGGTTGGGTTACAATTGAAAAGGGTCAAGAAAAACTTTACAAAAAATTAGGATTAGATATTTTTGAAGATGAAATTAAACAAGGGAACGATAACAAACAACGTATCATTAAGTCTAAAGGAAAAAACAACGATAAGCAATCCGATTTATCTGTTTGAGTTCACCAATGACACCACAGGACAAAGTAATACGTGCATTTGTCAAGACGTTTCAGTAGTTGGGGTACAAAGAGATAGGGCGAACCTTTTTAATATTACAGAGGGTACTAATAACCGCCTTAATTCGATGCTTATTTTATTTAACGAAGGGCGTTATCGGTACGTTATTCGCCAACAAGTTTCATCTACTAATTTAGATCCAGCTTTAAGCGGTGACATTGTGGAGCGTGGAATCATGGTACTTTTGTCAACCGCTGAAAACCCATACACAGAACACGAAATTGAATTAACATATATATCACATGAGCCATAATTATTTCATAGGTCAAAGCGGTCGTTTAATTGCTTTTAATTCGCATAAAACTCCTGAATTTAAGGAACAACAATCAGTTGATTGGGTGTTGTATGGAAGTGATGACGAATGGAAAAATAGATACCCCGATTATTCAATTCACAATTATAATTCAAGCCCTAAGAATAATACCATTATCAATAAAAAATGTGAGTATACAGTAGGGCAAGGACTTACTTACGATTCTATTGGGCTTGATTTACCTAGAAAAATAGAAGCTAAAACATTTATCAACAAACTTAAAGATAATGATTGCTTTACAAGGTCGGTAAAAGATCGTGCCATTCATGGGGGATTTGCAAATGAAATGATTTACAACAAAAAAGGTGACAAAGTGATGCCTTACCATGTAGATTTTTCATACATTCGTGTCTCCAAACCTAAGTGGAACGAAAAAGAAATGAAGTACGAAGATCCGATTTTTTATTATACATCGAATTGGAACGTTCGTAAACCGCAGGAAAACAAAGATTGGACTATTTTCCAAATGTTTAAATGGGATGTATCGCCAGAGCCTTCAAAACGATACCTATACTACTACAAAGATTATAGACCTAGTTTAGGTGTGTACCCTTTGCCCGAATATGTGGCATGCGCTCCGTACATTTCAGCGGATTATGAGATCGCCAACTTCACGTATAATAATGTTAAAAACGGTGCAACGGCTGGTTATTTAGTGAACTTCTTTAATGGTGAACCGAGCGAAGTACAAAAACGGAACATCACCGAAATGTATAAAAATACGTTTCATGGTACGGATAACGCTGGCAAATCGTTATTATCATTTAATGAATCTAAAGAGTCTGGAGTTGAGGTCACACCAATTAATCCAAACGGTCAGGACGATAGGTTTACCAATTTGAACAACTCGATAAGGGATGAAATTTATACGGGTCATGGTGTTGATCCTGTTGTTGTTGGTTTGAAAGGTGACAACGGTTTTAATAATAATGCAGACGAGAAGCGAACCGCTGTAAATGAGTGGCAGAATTCTTACGTAGATACCGTACAAGGTATTTTTGAAGATTATTTTACAGACGTTATGAATTTTAATGGTATCGTTGGAAAGATTAAAGTTCTTAAAAAGCAACCCGTTTCTAAACCACTTTCGGAAACTATACTTACTCAAATTTCAACTATTGAAGAACTTAGAGAAATGGCAGGACTTGGAAAATCAAAAGTTGTACCAAACCCCGTTAATGATTCACTTACTCAATTATCGCCACTTGTTCAAAATAAGATACTCGATTCAATGAGTTTAGAAGAAATTAGGTCGCTAATCTCTTTGAAAACTTTAAGTCCGATTGATAAAGCAGAAGTAAAGACCACTCAAACAATGTCCAAAGATGACCAACTTTTACGAATGTTTGTTAACTCAGGAATATTTGATGATGAATGCGAATTGATTGATAAAAGAGAAACGCCGATTTTTAGCACAAAGGACGCTTTTAAGAAAGCAAATGAGTTTAAAGAGATGTTTGTGAACCAAACAGAAATAAATGCCTTAAAACTACTTATTGAAGAAACTCCACCAAATGAAATCAAATCACTTTTGCAAATTTCAACGGATGAGTATAACGAAATTGTAAGATCACTTCAAGAACAAAAGCTACTTAATGACGAGTTGACCGTTACCAATAAGGGTAAACGTGAAGCCAAAAAAAGCGAGGTTTTTGTGGTTTATAAATATGTGAAACGTTCCGATGTGGATGGACCAGCTATTATTGAAACTACACGACCGTTTTGCAAGAATCTAATTCGATTAAGTGCAAATAAAAGCTGGCGATTGGAAGACATCCAAGCGATGAATAATGGCATGGATTTAGACGTGTTTACAAGTCGTGGCGGTTGGCGAACCTTGGAGGGTACAAACATTCATGTCCCTTTCTGCCGACACGTCTGGGAACAAAGATTAGTAAGGTCAATTTAAAAAAAATATAACATGGTAAGAGCATTATTTATATCTGAGAAATTTCTAAAAGACCACACCCCTTTGGATGAAAATATTGACATGAAAAAAATTCGTCCGACTATTTATCAATGTCAAATTCAGTATATTCAGTCATTAATTGGTACGCAATTGTATGACGATTTACTCGCTAAAGTAGTAGCAGGAACATTAGCAGGGAATGATTTGATACTGGTTAATAACTACATTGCAGATTGTTTGACGTATTGGTGTATGTACGAATTACAGATTCCTTTGCTATTTAATTTTAGAAATAAATCGACCGCTACAAATAACAGCGAACATTCGCAACCGATCACGACTAAGGAATTAGATAGGATTGAGAACCGATACAAGCACAAAGCGGACTATTTTAGTAAAAGGATTGAATTGTACCTACTTGCAAACGCTAATTTGTACCCTCTTTATATGAAATCAAACGCTATTGATGAAGAGTTGCCTCAGTCAAACAGTGGCGGTACTAGCTTATATTTGGGTGGTGGTGAAACGGAATGTAATAGGTTTCTTTTTTCTACCTAAAAACAATTACTTTTATGAGTAAATTCAAAACAATTGATAAGAAATTACTAAAATATTATGCTAAGTTACAACAAGATAATCCAATTAAACCGAGACTTTGCCAACAACCATTGGCAGATAAAAACGTTCGGTAACGGAGCGGCTTATAATATTGTCCTACATGACAAAGAGGACTGGTTTACTTATCCGCTTATGTGGATGGAAGATTTACCGTTCCCTTTGAATGATAAAGAATTTCAATTTTATTTTAGGGTTTATTTTATTGCGCAGGTCGCACAATTGGAAGATCAAGAAACCGACCTAGATTCGACAAATGAAAATGAGGTTAAAAGTGACATGATCCAATGCGCTAAGGATTTGCTTTCTTTTTGGGGTCAGGATTCGGATTACTAAGATTTAAGT